AAAGGGTAAATATCCTCCTTCTTTAGTTTATCCATCAGGTCGTTATCCATCTATATAATTGGATTTTATTTTAATGATTTCTATTAAACGCCTTCTGTAATTCAACGAGATTATCAAACAGAGAGGCGTGGTTTCCCCACAGCAAGGCAGCACTGAAAAGCGAGGGCGATGGGATTAGGTTGCTAATTAATCTATTCTCGGTTTTATTTCCTAAATGCCTTGCTAAATAAGCGGCTCTTTTCTGGGTGTCTTGGTGGTCTATATAGGTTTCTCCGCCCTCTAAACCGAAATGAAATGTTTTCTTCTCTGCCCCATCTCGTATAACAATCTTGAACCTCTTGTGATGTCTTTTAGAACAAACTAATTCATCTATAATAACAGGCATGTATAATATAATATCACATTATATTATAGCAAGATGAAAAGAAAAACATTGGAAATGGTGAATGATGAAACCGCCGATTTAGTTGATGTTTTTTCCCTCAACGGCAAGGTTAGATTAATTGGGAGCAATTCACTACGAGCTATCCAGTATGGGAGCGATTACGATATATCCACCGTGTTGAAAGGCACTACAGGAGACAAGGTCGCAAAAGCAATCCAAAAAGCATACGAGACAGCAAAGAAAAACCCCGATTATTGGATTACCGACTTGAAAGCAGGACACGATGACCGCTTGATATACCGAGGGGATTATTCCAAGAAATCGGTGGAGGAATACTTGAAATCCCACAAAGACCTTATACCGAAGGCAAAAGCAAGAGCAATCCGCAAGGCGACAGGGGAGGACGAAATCAAACTCATCAGGGATTTATTCATTCTACGCTGGAAACCAGCAGATGTTAAAAAGGGCTGGGTGAAGATGATTGACGGAACACACCGCTGTTTAAAGGACGCAGTTTTAGACAAAACAATACTGAAGATTGACCTTCTGGGTCAGGTCGGTAATCAATTCGTAGAAGTGAGCGAGAACTACACCATCAAGACCCAAGATGGGTTGAATAATACCGTGAGGACTACGCCCCAAGAAATACAGGAAGACTTTGAAGAGGAAATCCAAGCCTATTCTCGCAAGGACAGTTTCAAGGCTCTCAAACGCCTCTTCTCTCTCCTACAGCACGACGGGGCAGACACTCACCAAAAAGCACTCGCTCAATTGGTGGATTTTTTTAACAGTCAGGTTGGATTTCTAAACAAGATTAGAAACGAACTCAAAATACTCGTAGCCATCTTGGAACAGGATTTTAGGAAGGTTGCTTGGAAAGATGTGGAAGAAAACCTCCAGTATATCAAAGAACAAATCTCCAATATATACCAAATCCCAATCAATTCAACTGTGTTCGCTGATATAGATGATATGACCGAGAAGAACGCCTTGCCGAGAATAACCGACTTGGTTGAGTATTTTACCGAGGTTATTAATAAACACTCACGAGGGTTTTTGGAACACATGCTTTGACTTTTTAATCTGCTACTACTGTATAATGAACTTTGAGGAAAAAGGACGATTTCTTGCCTACCTAAAGGACGACGATATTACTGACCGCAAAAAATGGGAGAAACTATTTCTCACCGACAAAGCTGACGAGGTGCGGGGCGGGGCGTTCCGTGATGTGAAGTTGAAAAACAAACCAAAGCTCCACTTTCAACCCGCTCCAGATAAAAAGATGGAGAGGAGTATTACCTACATCACTGGTGCGAGTGGGTCAGGGAAATCTTATTATACAAAGATGTATGTTGATGAATACAAGAAGCTGTATCCCAAGCGAGAGGTTTACCTCATATCTTCCATCAACGAAGATAGTTCTATTGATAAGATAAAGGGATTGAAACGGATTAAACTGGAAAAACTCCTTACGGAAGACCTATCAGCAAAGGATTTTAAAGACAGCTGTATCATTTTTGACGACACGGATTGCCTCGTGGATAAACGATTGCGAATGCGAGTCCAAGAGTTGCTGAACTCCTTGCTTGAAACAGGCAGACATTTTAATTGTGAGGTCATATATACATCGCACCTTGCTACGGACGGACATGCTACCAAGAGGATTTTGAACGAATGTAAATCTGTTGTTATCTTCCCGTCGGGGCTTGGGGGACGCAGTATTAAATACTTGCTGGATAATTATTTTGGATTGTCCGCCGACCAAATAAAAAGAATCAAGAAGTTGCCTTCTCGTTGGGTTTCTATCCAGAAAGGATACCCGATGTGCGTTATAGCAGACAAGGACGCCTTTATTTTAAACGACCCCGATGACGACGATTGATTGATTAATTATATAAATATAGCGATTGTATATACTTATATAAGATGGTGTGGGGGGTGGGTCTATTTATTTATTATTTGCTTGATAATATGCGGCTCGGTATTCGTTGATTTTATCTTTGTTGTTTGCTCGGTATTCGTTGATTTTATCTCTGTTGGCTGCTTTCCATTTGTTTTGTTGTTCGTTGATTTTATCTCTGTTGGCTGCTTGGTATTCTACCCGTTGTTCCTTTGCTTTGTCTATATTGTCTGTGCGATATTCTGCTCGGTTTCTGCTTGGGACTTGTCCGTTCATTGTGGATTGGAGTTCTTCATACCAGTATCGCTCTCGTATAGAACTTTCCAACTTTGAATTACACGGGTGGTGTTCTAATAAGACCATCGTCCAGTTATCCCAGCCACCGTGTTCTCTAATAATAGTGTATATTTTCATATTGTAGAGTTTCGTTGTTTTATTGCTTACATTACGACAGTAGTCTTTGTGTTGTGCCTTGCGTCTCGTGAAATCGGTCGTTGCTCCGTTATAAACATGTTGGACGGTTAAATCATTACACACTATTTTATAATGTAATGTTTTTTGGTAGTCTATTGGTAATCTCGGCATTTTATACTATATTGTATTATATTGTCTTTGTATTAATTCACTCTATTAATAGAATGTAGTTCCCACTTGTGGGTGTGTGTCGGTATTGCTTATAGAAGTGTGGTGGCGGGGTGTAGGCTGGGTGTAGGCATGTAGGGTGTAGGGTGGCTAAAACTTTATAAATATAGAATTGGCTTTGGCTTTTTTATATATAGAAACTTGTCTTTTTGCCTACAGACCCTACACCCAGCATTATTACATACATATTAGAAACATCAAAAGAAAAACAAGACTGGTTAAGCAGTCAAATAATTATATTTTTTTTTTGTTTAAAAGTGTAGGGTAGCGTAGCCAAGGGGGAGCGACCCTACACCCTACACTAATCCACCAGTCGTAATGACTTACAACAATATACACCAGTCGTAATGGCTTACCACAGCCACCTAACGCCTTGAAAGCAACAGTGTTTTCCCGCCGACCGAAATCGCTTGATGGGTTGTTTCGTTATACAAACAGTCCTCCAAATCATCATTCTCCAGTTCCGCCTCCAGTTCCGCCACCGCCACGCCACCGATTTCCACATCAACCTCCCCCCCGCTGTCGTAATCACTCCCACTCCCAGCGGCATTCAACAACGGGACAAAGCACTCTCCAATTTTGTAGTGTTTTTTCAGGTTTCCAAGATGGAATAGAGTCCGTGTACCTTGGGAGGTTCGCTGCCCTTTCGCAATACACCCCTTTGGTAGATGTAGGTGAGTATAAATCTTTTTCATCAAATCTCCAGCCCCATTTAATTCATACTTGCCTCCGTTTTCATCACGCCAAGTGCGAAAGGCAGTATACAAATCCCCACCAAATCGGGTCATACAGCCATCGTCATCAACCTCTGCTTTTTGAATGACTTGTTGGGCGACCCACCACTCAAAGAATATATCCAAGAAGGGTCTGCTGAACCCCTCCAAATCCTGTTGGTAGTCTGTCTTGGGGATTTTTCTAAATCGCCACTCGCTGATGTCCCTTTTCATCAGGTAGGAATACAAGGAAATCAGGTTGTCTTCCACCTCCCAGTAAGCCCCGAATGTGTTGAAATAAGCCTCGTTGCCTTTCATCTCCTCGCTCATCTTGATAATCATATCTCTACGCTGTCCCTCCTCCAAGAATACTGGGTCGGGGTGGTTGGTTGGAATGATAAATCTGTGATGCGAACGGATAACATACGGGGCTTGGTGAAGGTTGCGAATAGTAATCTCCTTGTCGGTTTTCAACGCCTTGATTTTACCGTCAGCTCCAAAAGCATTACGCTTATCCACCTCGCTCAAAACCACCAAAAGGGAACTCGCCATCATCGGGTTAAAGTTGCCCCACACATCTCGTTCAGGATTGGAACTCTCAAAATACCCGCCTCCCATTATCTTCTTGATGGGGTCAAGCATTATCGTTTTACCTGTCCCTTGACGCCCTGTAATAACGATACATGTTTCTGGTTTCTGTGCGGGTTTTTGTAGCAGATGAGCGAACCAGTTGAGAACATACTCCTCTGCGAGAGCATCGTGGTCGCAGATTATCCCAATGTGCTTAATCCAAGCATCAACAGCGGTCTTGTTGTAGCGTTCATCAGTTTCCTCCCTCATTCTACCCTCAAACTCGCTTGGTTTCCAAAGATTGAGAACATTTGGCGGACAATACATCGGTGGCGGAATAATATCCGTCCTATCCTTGCGTTGGATACCAGCGTCCTCAATCCATTCCAGAATGAACTTTTGTTTTTTTCTCTTACCCGTTTCGTCGTTGATTTTCCAAAACCACTCGTGTTCGTAAGCACCCATCAAGTCTGTTCTGTTGAAAACCTTGTATCCAAGAAAGTTCTCATTACCGAGTTCATCAATCTCAAACAACTTTTTAAAGTAGTTGTTCGTATCAACGATTTTGGTGTGCTTTTTCTCGTGGTTGGTTTTCCAAAGAAGATACTCTTGCGGGTAGTGGTTGTCCTCCTCCTCCTCAACGGCGTTCGCCACCTCGCCCTCTGCGACAATCCCCTCCACAGGCATTGCTCCCGCAACGGCATTCGCAACCACCAAGTTTCTACGAGCGTCAATCAAATCGGCTTGAACCGTCCATTCCTCATACTCCTTTACCTCCATTCTCATCGCAAAACCAGTTTTCTCAAAGATGAACTCATTCACTCCATTAATATGGAATGCGTGGTCTGTATAAGGAGGCGGAGAAGGAGTGGTGAACCCGTCAAAGGCGAGGGCAAGTCTTCGTGGTTTAATGAGCGAGTTTTCCAATCCATACAGATAAGCCGCATGTAGGCACTCGTTCTCAAACACCCCGAGAATGTAGGAAATCGTCTTGTTCTGTCTTTTCCAAGCAGGAAGACCAAGAGAGGTGGGGGCAATCAGTTCAACCAGTTCAGGATTCGCATCAATTAATTTATTGTTGATTTTCTTGATTTCCTCCTTCAATCCTTTCCACCACGAATGACCTTCGTTGTAATCAGCCACATTACGCACACTCATCGGCATTTCGTTTTTCGCTGGGTTGCCCTTTGTAATTCCCGCATCGTAATCCTCGCCTTCTCCTCCAGTCGCCCAGCCCTGTAAACCTCCTCCGTAGAGGGAGGCACAGATGAGTTTCTTGATGTGGATTTTTTCAAGGGGAGGACAACCCGCCACTGAATGATGGTCGCTCAACATTTTAATAATCGGCTTCTTGTCTTTACACCAAGCGTCCAATTTGGGCGTTCTAATCCTCAACTTGAGGGCGAGTTGCGACAGCACCGTAGGGTGAGAGGCTACGAAATCGTAATCCACCCACCCTTGATAGTGGTAGAGGGTGTTGCGAATGTTTCTGGCGAGTTCAGTCAGGGAGAGTTTTTCAGTAGAGTAGAACCGTCCAAGACCTCCCTTTTTTTGATGGTAGATGATTTCAAGGTCGTTTCCGTTTTTTAACAATCTAATTCTTTTTTTGAGTAGGGTTTTGCTTTCAGGAGTGAAGCGGGGAATAACTAAATCCGTCCCATCAGCATTCTTGATAAACAGGCATTCTCCATTCTCGTTCTTCTTTTGCTGGGTAATCCAGTCGCCATCAACCTCTACATATTCCAAGTCAGGAACTTTGATAGAGGTGTTGTCGTCAAGGATAATTTTGGCTAAATGAGGGTCAAGCTCCTCGTGGAACTTGCCGTGGAAGGCGGAGTAGTCTGCGGAGTTGATTAAGGCGAGGTTAAGTTTTCCTTCAGCATGTAGAAAGTGGGTCATTGTATATACTTATATAAAGATAATCTTTTAAGTTGTTTTGCTTATATAAGTATTGTCTATTTATAAATCAATTTTGTTTAGAATGATACGATGGAAAGTAAATAAAAATAGGGGAAATCTGCCCTTAATTTTTACTATTCAGGATTTCCTAAATAGTAAAAGTTTTGTTGGGTTTTAAATTTTAAATCCCTAAATAACCAAAGTGCTTGGTCGCATTTCTCTCAAAGTTTCTATTGTTTGTTCTTTGCGGGGTTTCAATACCTCCTTGTAGTATTCCCTACGCTTTTTGAGGAACTCGTCGTATCGGTCGGGTTCGATTTTCATTTTCGCTAAATATCTCGTCTGTTTTTCTTTCATTTTTTCACTATTCTTTTTTTGGTATTTCGCCACATTCTTTAAATGCGACTGATACATCTTTTCGGCAGCAGTAAGAAGGGGGGACGGCAAGGGTTCATTTTCGTTTTCCATATTTTCGCTTATAGTATATACTTATATAATTATTCCTTTAAGTGGTTTATATATAAGTATTATCCGTGAGTGTAAGGTGTAGGGTGTAGGGTCTGTTTTAGTTAGTTATATTTGAGACAGCCTCCCAAGCCCATTCTGTATAATAAAACATTATAAGCACCCTACACCCTACACCTTACACCTTACACTTTTGTAAGACGAACGAAAACACCCAAGCAGTCAAACACAGATAGAAGATGATGACCCCTCTCGTCTCTCTTCCTTCTCTTCTTCCTTCTTCATCTCTAACGAGATTTCTTTTACTATATCGTGCGTGATAACATCACCCGCCAGTCCAAAAACGCTCTCGGCGGTCTTTCTATCCTTTTCCAACTTTGCGGAATGATGAGGTCTAATGGCGTAGATATTACAAGCACGGAACAGCAACTTACGACCGCTGAACTTTTCCGCTCCAAAATGGTAGATGTTTCTGTCTCCTGATTTACACACCTCCTCAATATCGTCTTCCTCAACCCCTTCAATCGTCCCTAAATATTTCACGAAAAAGAAGCCGTCTTTGTTTTTCAGTTGTATATCCACCACACAACCCACGAAATCCCAACCTGACTTGCTATACCATTCGCTCACGGCGAGTTCCTCCCCCTTGAAATCACACGCCCAAGAAATCGTTGTTGTTTTGCCTAAATCTCTGCCTTCTTCCATTATAATCTATAATGAGAAAAAAATAATCTAATTAATTCCAAAAGCCATTATCCACTAAACTAACAAATCTACCTCTACCTTGAAACGGGGGTAAATTACTATTGCCTTTTATCTTCTGCTTTAATTGTATCTGCTTCCGTAGATTTTCAGGGGCAATCTCGTCAGGAGTTAAGGGAGTGTTCTTACTTACCCGCTTCGTGGGTCGATACACAGGATAATCTTCTTCCCCTGCTATATTTTCCCAGTTCTCTTTAAACCAACCCGCAATACCCTCTTTGCTCGGCTTCTTTCCGCTATAAGTCCCTCCCATATCTTTATACTTCTTTACAATAAACCCGCTCTTATAAGCACTCGGTTTAGAATATTTTTTGTCTGCTAATTGTTTCGCTTTTGCGTATAATTCAGGGTTATCAGGAGTAGGTGTTTCGTCCCCTTTTCCTCCACCCGCCAACCCTCCTCCAACTCTAAATCTCGAAATCATATTATTATACAGCGTCGCAATCTCTGCGTCCTCCCTCGCTCGTTCTGTCGCTGTTAGCATCGCTCTCCTCTTCTTCTCTTTTTCGTCCCTTTCCTTTTCCTCCATTTCCCTTTGTCTTTTTCTCGCCTCTGCTTCATCTCTGTCTCTTTTCTCCTTTTCCACTCTCTGTCTCTTTTCAAAAGGGTCGTCTTCCATCATACCCCTTATTTCTTTTCCTCTTCGCTCTCGCCCTTTCCATATTGCCTTATTCACTTTATTCCCTAATTTCTTTTTCAGTCCTTCAATATCAGTCCGTGCTTCATTTATCCCATCTACAAAATTGGGTATTTTCGGTTTGCGGAACAACTCATATTCCGCTGGGGTTAATACTTTTCTCTCTATCGTTTCCAGTCCCTCATATGTGGGCGGGTCTTTCCCGAATATTTCAACGGCTCTTTCTTGATATTTCCCTTTCGGCTCAAAACTCTCCTCCCTCTTCCCGAAGCCTATCTCGTAAGGGTCTTTCTCAAAGTTCTTTAAATACTCCTTCTCGTTGTCTATTATATAGTTCCTTAATTTGTTGTATATAAGTGTAAATCTCGCAATTTCCGCCGCTCTGTTTCTATTTCTCATTTCGGTCGTCCTTATAACATTCAGGTCTGTATCGTGTTCCCATATTTCCTTTTCAACTTCGGTCATCGTCCCCTCCTTGTTTTTTTTACTCATTTCCTCTCGTTTCTTCTTGTTAGAGGCAATGGTTTTCAACCTTTTCGCTTCTTTTCGCTCCTCGTCGGTCGCATACTTGCTGGGGCGACCCGCCTTCTTTTTCTCTGCGGGAGGGTCTATTGCCTCCGCCATCGCTACTGCGTCGTCTTTTAATTTTGTGAAATTATCCACGATTACCCCTTTCTTCTTCGTCTTTTTACTATCCTTGTATGCTTGTTTGATGGCGGGGTCTTTAATGGCGACCATATAAGTCGTGTCGTTCTTCTTCGCCCAATCCTTCACAAAGTCAGTCCATTCATTCCCCTTCTTCTCTTCAGCCAACATCTATACTAACCCTAAAGATAATAAATCCCCTATTTTTTTAATTAAATCCATCGTATCATTCTGTATAAAATTGATTCTCTTTTATACTATACTTCTATAAGCAACAACAACAACAAAAGATGATGAAATCTTACGAACAAATGAGCCAGAACAATCCTTATTCCGCCGAGTATGTCGCATGGGCGAAGGAGGAAGTGAGCGACAAGAAGAAAAGGAGTATGATGACTACAGACACCATCACCAACCCTGACGGTTCTACCACAATCCTGTATTCACAAATGAATACCAAGACCAACAATGACCGTATTGACGGACACTTCTGGATTGAGGACTTGAATGGAAAAATGGTGAGCGATTGTGGGTTCAGCACCTATCAACACAATCTCCCGTGTTTCAAAAACCCTCATCGCTACAATGCCGAGACAGATTTTGTCGTGTATCAACCTTGTCCTGACGCAAATATGGAGCTGGAAATCATCAAACGCCATTTGGAGATGAAACTGTTATCTTGGGGTAAAAACACATGCGGAGAGTTGGATTCTCGCACCGACGAGGAGCGGTTCAAGAGTGTCGCAACACAGATGTGGGTCAACCGTGCTACGATGCTCTCCACTGGATTTGACTGTCTCCAAAATGCCGTATGCGAATGGGTTGTTCGTGGCGAGGACAAATGCCGTATCCGTTTCGGTTGTGCTGGGATTGTCCGCCCAAGAGTAGACACAGTGTTCTGGTTCTTCGGTCATTTAGACAACACCGAATACGGTGAGTGGATAGTCAAGGACGCAGTGAGTGCTGACGGAAAATACGAGAAATCCGTAAACCACAGCCGAGTGATGTGTATCGCAGAAGTCCCTAATGCGATGAAAGTGATGGGAGAACGAGCCATCAAGCAGAGCGTCTTTAATGCCGCAAAGGAACTCGTCCGCAAACGCAAAATGGAGAAGGCAGACAATGCGGCAGACAAGGCGGCAGACGCATTACTCGCAGAGTGGGACGATGAGGAGAAGAAACCCAAGCAGAAAAAGCAGAAGACAAACAACAAGAAGAGATGAGTGTTTAGAGATAGATAGTTTAGATTATTTAGGATTTTGGTGTAAGTTAAATAAAATAAGGAGGTTTTTTTTAATGTGGGGATAATGTATAAGAATGAGTTTAGAAAACAGTTGTGCTAATCCTGCTTTCCCTATACCCGAATATTATTTTCCACACCGTTTTTCTAAATAATCTACGAGAGGAGTTTTCCCCGCTCCTGTTAATTGAAACCCATCTCTTATCTTGGGTAGTGATTTAATTATCTGTTTCAGTTGTTTCTTGGTTAATTTCTCGTAGGATTTCCGTTGGAATGTAGGGGTGCTGGGTGTTAGGTCGGCTCTGCCTCTTCCTATCTCGGTATTCACTCTATCTAATACCCCTGTGCCGTGTTCGGTAAGTAGGTTGAGTGATTTGGACGGAATGGTAAAATCAGCGTCTAACGCTCCCTTTATTGATACGGGGTCAAGAGTGGTTCTAATATTCGTCTCGTTCTCTTTTTGACCAAAGTCTTTATTATAAGCGTCCCGACCAATCCCTGTTGCCTTGTTTAAAGTAATGATTTCATTACTATCCCCACCGACATCACTCGCTATTTTTCCGCCGAGTGAATGACCGAGAGTGGTTATATTTTTCGCACCATATTTGCCCTCTGCTTTTTTCTGTATATCTTTGGAATGTTGGAAACGCTTGGTCGAGGACATTTTAAACCCCAACGCCATTTTTAGATTATTACCCCAGTCGGTCAGGTCTTTTGTCCCACGATGGATTACTACTGCTTTTTTGGTGGCGGGGTCAAAATAGACGGATACTCTCTCACCCGAAAGGGAATTGTCCCTAACATACCCGTCTATATTCTGTGGTGCTTTGCCCTTGTTTGCGTAAGATGCGTCTAAAAATTGTTTGATAGATTTACTCGCCATCTTTCCGCCGCTTAATTCCTCCATATATTCACCTCTCCCTACCAAATTATACGGGTCATACGGGTCATTCGGGCGATTTGTAGGGCATCGACGCTCCATCTCCACAAAAATCCCCTTTTTTGCTAACGCTCTCAATTGTCTTATATTTTGTTCTGCTGCCTGTAATCTTTGAACTGCTTGTGGGTCGTATTCGTTTGTGGGGTCGGCGAAACGGTTGAATTCCTTTGCGTGTGGATTTCTGTCTCCCGAATGGACGATAAAAGATAAATCTTTAAAAAGACAAGCGTTCATTCTCCCTTTGATACCCTCGTTAATGTAGGTTCGCATAGCGGCGGCTTCTCCTTTCTGTTGGGCTGATGCTCCGCCGTCCATCTCTTGAACAGACATTTGTATTGGTTCTTTGTTCTTATCCGCTTGAAATAATACCATTTATATTATATCAACATATTTAAAATAACTGAAAAGTTCTAAATTAAAGGAAACGAGAGGGCATATGACCGCTCATTCTAATTTGAGTTCCGTATCCTCCTCCGTATCCTCCCCCCGAGGTCTCTTCTACATCCATCAGCATATCCCTCATCACACCCTCCACTTGCCCCCTATCTTTTGCTGCCGCCTTCGCTTCCCTCTTCTCTCTTGCTTCCTTTTGTCTTTTGGTTTCCTTCTTGGGTGTTGCTGGTGTTGCGGGTGTT